ATTATTTAGTTCACCTAATGGAATTATCTTTGTTTCTTTTGAGTAATCCAGTTTGTAACTCCAATCTCTTGTAGTTCCACTTGCATAAAATGTTGGCCTTGGCTCAATTAGTAATTTTTTAGGATTGCCTTTGTCTACTTCTACAAATAAGTTAAAAGCTTTTATAATTGAGTTGAAAAAGTCACTTTGTTTTATTTTATCTGGCAATACTACATTTACTTCAACATCGTCACCTTCTTGGATATTTGTATCTGTTAATTGAACACTAAAAAAACTATCTTGTAATACATTCATTTGAAAATTAGATGTATTATTCCATTCTTGCTTAGTTCCTGAATTGCTGTATATTGAATAAAATACAGATGTTCCTACTTGGTATGGTTGATTATAACTACCAAAGTTTGCATACTTAATTTGTATAATATCATTTTGCGCCAGATAAGTTGTTATGCTTAATTGTCCCTCACTTGTTAGTGATGTTGTTCCGCTTGTTAATGTTGCAGGTAATGTTGTTGAATTTGAAGCTGTAAACATAAACGAATCATCTACATTAACTTGTGCAGATATTTGTTTCATGTAACATGGTATATTAGCAATTACTTGAATGCTATTTTTATAAATAGCAAACATACCTACTCCTACTGTTGAATTTGTTAAATCTGCTGTTGCTGTACTTGGTAAATGAGTTACATTAGCTTTTATAAAAGCTGTTAAATTATAAGTTCCACTTTTAGGCACTACATATGTTTGATAATTAACACCGCCCTGTTGATCAAACCAATTATTACCATCGTCAAAGTTTGGAGGTGTTGTTTTATCAGGATATATTAAACGTGTTGCATTTGCTACTTCTGGAGCTGTAACTGTTCCACTATTATTATTTATTATGCTTTGTGTTGATGTTTTACTTGCTCGCATGGTTCTATCTCTTACCTGCTCAGCTGTTAGCTTTAAAGTTGATGCTCCTGAATAAGGAATAATTAACTTTTTAAATAGTTGTGTTTCAAAGAAACTTGATGTATAACTAAATCCTGCATCTAAAAACATTTTATCTATGATAGTCTTTACATACAAGGCAGGGAACATTTCAGTTACTTTAAACTGACTATTAATCCCAAATCCATAATCAATCATTGGATAAACATAACCTGCCGTATTATTCCAACTTAATTGCTGGTTGTAAAGAGTGTATTCATGGTCGTATTCTGTAAAATCTAAATCCCTTAAAAACTTATTATTGAAAAATTGATATACATTTTGCAACTCACCAAAGAAAGCTACTTCATACTCAATCTCGTATTTATCAGTAACATTTACATTTAACAACTGACAAATCCCTTTAAATTGGATAGCTTCATTGTATGTTATCTCAGCCTGTGCTTTTAAGTTCGGATTAAAGTTTGGACTAAAGTTAGTAGTGCCTGTACTATTAATGACCGCATTAACATTCCATATATTTGAAAACAAATCATTATTAAATGTAGTACCCGGTAATATAACAGTCTTGCTCCATGTTGTACTGCGCTTTTCAGGTTCTCTAATATCAGCAATGTTAAAATTAAGAGGGATTGAAACATCTTCTTTTAAATCTATCTGCTCGTTGTTGATATAAATTTTAGTTAAAATCATCTTCTTTGTCTTTTTCTGTTTTGTGAATAGGTAAATGAAATAACCAAATTAAATAATTGCTGACTTGCAACATATTTAGTTTCATAGTTGGCATTGGTAATATTTATTGATACTAAGTTAGCACCCTCATAAATATAAACGTCTGGACTTGTAACTAATTGTTCTAACCATTCGCTCTCATCTTCTGTAATCCAATCACTATTTATTGTTATGGTATCATCTAATATAGTTTCATATTGGTTTAACCCTCTACTCATTCGATTGTAATTGTAATTAGTACTGCTCCATGAGTTTGGATTACTTTTGTATGTATTTCGTGTTATGTTTGTGTTTTTTGTCTTTGCACCGGTGAAAGTGTAATAATCGTATTTACCATAGTTATTCATAAACTTAAAACGGATAGGATCATACTTACTGCAAATATCTTCACCTGGATAAATAGTTATTGTTTCACTTACTATTGTGCCTGCACTATTTTTTATTTTAATAGTGTAATATTCATAACTTGCTGAAAATATTGGTGTTGTTCCAAATGATAAATCACTATTGGTTAAACTACTTAACCAGGCATGATCTACCCTTACATTAATACTTCTGTCTGCTCTATTACTTAATGCTGTAAATGGATTCTGTGTTCTTACAGTATTAAATATAGTACCTTCATCATAATAACTAACTATCTCTAAATTATAGGCTTCATTAACAGCATCAGTCATAAAACCTAAAATAAGTTTTTCACCTGCCCTTGTTTCAAATGTTGGTCTATCTGTTAGAAAATTAGAACCTGAACTATTTAATACATAAGTATTAACTGAGTAATCTAAAAAACTAAGTGAATCGAAAACACCATTATAGGCATAACCTGAACTTGTTGTTAAATTAGTGTAGTTAGTTATTCCACTACTTGGTCCGTATTGTTCACCAAACTTTACCTCATAAGATGCAATTGAGTTTCCGCATGTCTGAAATGTAGTTGTGTTATCGTCTGCATCCCTACTTAAAAAGTTTTGTATTATTCCGCTTACATCAAAAGTTCCATAATTATTACTTGGATTCTTTCCGACTTCTAATCGTGTATAGTCAGATGAACCATTTACATAAATATCTGCTATGTATCTAAAATTAGATTGCCCTGAGCTTGTACTGCTCAAAGTAAATATCATTTGATTGTATGCAGGCGCATAGCTTGCAGGTGTGTTGTATACTGTTATTGCCATTGTTTAATTATATCTTCTCTTAATTGTGGTATTTCTTGTGTTAAGAATGGTTTTCCTCTATATCCAAATCTTTTAATAGTTCCATTCTTTAAAATATTGGTTGCTATTGCATAACTTAATGAGCGTTGTTTTTCTACACTACCTGCTAACTCTTGAAGTGATGGTTTATACTTTATCCATTCTAAAATCTTAGGTTGTAGCTTTTTTCTTTCTTCTTTTGAAAATCCTTTTGGCTTTGTTCCGTTTTCTAAGTCTTGCCAATAATCTTCTGCTTCAATATTAACTTCACTTATATTTTTACCTTTCTTTGTACTTGGTAATGCTTTTAAAGATTGAAACATATTACCACTGGCTACAAATCCAAACTCTTCTAAATTTCTTTTAACTCTTTTTAGAAATTCATTAACAGGGTCTTGTTCTACTTTAAAATCGTCAATACTATCTATTAAATCGTCTAATGCTTGAAGTTGTTGTTTATTTATTGCCATTTGTTTCTATCTTTAATGTAACTCAAGTAGTTTAAAAAAGCCACTACATTCATATTTAAGTAATAATCCCATTTAGTCCTATCCTTACCGCTCATGTTATCCAATGTAACATACCAACTCCAATAATCTAAATGCTTTTGTTGTTCAGTTCGTTCTCTATCTTCTCCCTCATTAACTTCATTTGATTTACCAAATAATCTTCCATAATTGGATGTAAATCCTCTATAACCTTGCAAAAAAAAACACAAAGCGGATAAACTACTCCTACATTCATTGATTGAATATTTTTAATCCTATCTTCATAACTCATTTCAATTTCTTTAAGTTTAAACCAGTTCATCTTGTAAGGTTTAACAAACATTGCAACAAGCTGAGGTAAATTAGCCATTATTGATTCTTCACTTTCAGTTAATTTACTAATGCTTATAAAGTCACCTGCTGAAATCTTTGTAATATCATAACTCACTACCCATCTGTAGCCATTATGCCTAAACATTTGAACAGGCTTAGGAAAGTCCATTTTAAAAACAAAGTTTACTGTTTTAATAAGTTCTTTTAATTTGTCTATTCTTATTTTCTCAATATCAGCAACAGGAACATCACTCATTATTGATATTACCCTTATTTCTCTATCTATCGGATCAATATCTTTATCACGTACAATATCATAGATTAAAGGAAACTTATCTATTGATACATCGAACCAGGTTGTTGGAATTGTTATTGTCATATTCATTTTATAAAGTACCTTTGTTTTACATTAATGTGTATCTGCCTGTTTTGTATTTAGTGTAAGCATGGAAAGCTAAGCATGTAGCCATAACCCCATCGTCATGAAATCCACTTGTTGCTGAATACTTAATTACCCTACTTTTAGGATTATATTCATAAGTGAACATTTCAAGTTCTTTATCCAACCAATCAACGTTTAAGAATTTTACCTCTTTGTTTTGGTTGGCTACTATTAAGGATTCAACTATCTCCTTTTTACTTTGGTTAGTAGTCAAGAATGGCTCAATAGTGCAATATCCCTGACATTCCTTTTGTAGCATTTCAAATATAACGTCACCTATTGAGTTTACTTCTACTAATGCAGTTTGGACATTATTTGTCCTCAATCCTTGTGCTATATTTTTAACAATACTATTCCAATCGGTATGCCTCCAGCGTTCAATGTAGAACTGCTCCCCTTTTTCATTGAAGATAGATAGTACTGAATAATCGTCTGCTCTACCTAAGTCAATACCGGCAAATGACCTGCCATAAGATTTATTATCACTTAACTGCCTATTGTTAAATAAAGTCGCAGTACCATCTACAAACTCCGCCAAATATTCCTGCCTAAATACCATATCAGGCAAAGTCAATTTAGCATCGTCAATCTCTTTTGGATTAATCATTGGATTGTGATAGGATGTCATGGTAAAAGACTTATACTGCTCGTTAATGCCATCCAATTGATACATTTTGTAAAAATGGTTTTTACCTTTTGGAGTGCTAATTAATAAAACCTTTTTACCTTTTACCAATACTGTTGCCCTTAATACTTCAGTCCATGCTTTTTCATCCATGAAGGCAAACTCATCACAAACTAAGTAATCGAATGTGAAACCTCGAATGTTATCGTATCTCTCAGCACTAAAGAATTGAATTGTTGAACCTGTTATGTATTCGAGTACCAACTCCGACTGATTAACCTTTCTGTATATTTCAGGTCTTTTTGCAAATGCTTTAAAGCAATCGTCAAATACTTTTTTAGATTGTTTATAAATAGGACTTACCCATGCTATCCTTATGCCTTTATTATTTAAAGCCCAAAATAACATTTGATTAATAGCTAATAAAGTTTTACCAAACTGCCTACCGATGTTTATAACGTAGTACTTATGGTTTTCTTTATTTATACTATCATGTATTTTCTTCTGATTCTTGTGTGGATTGTATAGTACTGCTCTCGCCAAAGTCTGCTGTGAATTTCATATTACCGGTAACTTTTACCTCATGCTGTTCAATATATCCACGTTTCTTAGCTCTACATTTTAAATAAAACATTGTGCTTAGTGGATTACCTTTTTTTATTTGTTGGTGCAATGCTGACTCCGCAAAGTCTAAAGCAACATTCTCAAGTTCCTTTACTGCCTGTCTGTATTCTTTATCTTCTTTTAACCACTTATAGTGCTGAGTTCGTGATAGTCCACTTTCTTTACATGCAGGTGTTACAATGCCCAAATGTTTCTCTAAAGCATTCAATAACATCCTTTTAGCTTCGTCTGTTCGCTTTTGTTCGTTATTTTCTTTCTTTTCAGCCATTTTATTTATAAAGTACCAATATATCTATCTAAATACCATTTAGCTTTTAAAAGGTCTTCTTTTGTCTTAGTAAGGTCTTTTTTACCTGCTCTACTTATGTACTTGACTACATTACCTAAATGAAAGTTTAGTTCCCATGCTTCTATTACTTTTATAGCTTCATAGGTTGTATTCCCTCCATAGTGTTTTGGGTTATTTACTGCTTCCATCTTTTATAACTGCAAGTAAGTATTCAAGTAATTGTTTTCTGCAATCTCCACATCCTAAGTTAAAAGGTTTGTTTCCACTCTTTATAGCTATCTCATTTAGTTCAGTCCAGTTGAATGTTGGTGAGTAATTTTTACCCATTTGCTCCCATTTGATTAACTGCTCTGCTATGTTTTGTGGAATCATAATAAGTACCTATCGTTTATCTGTTCAATTAGTGATGCCAATAAAGCAAAGGTAAAAGGAATAGTTAATAAATCAAAATAAGTTGTAAAATTAATTATCTGATAAATTAGGAAACTCCAATAAGTTAAACATAAAGGACAGGTAAATGGTTTTCTCATTAACCATTTAGGTTTAGGAATGTATTTAGCTATTATGTAGGTAGTTGCTAAAAGTTGTATCATTAGTTTATTCCTTGTGCTTTAAATACTATTGTATTGTTTAATGGTTCATCTTCAGGTGCGCCATACATTAATATTTCATTGCCTGAGTGATATTTCATTTTAAGTTGATTTGCTATTATACTCCCACAAGTCATATCATGCCTATGTCCTTTGCATCTTTCATCTTCGCTTTCTGTTTTATCGTTATTATTCCATTTACCGATAAAGATACCATCTTTTGATGCTTGATGCCATTTGTTAAAAAATTCAATAGCTGTTTGGTTTTCAAAGTTTAAACCTAATAAGCCAGCATTTCCGTACATTAACATATTTATGGCTTCATCTCTATTTATGTTAAAATAGTTTAAGCATTTATCGTTTGCCCATGTTCCAACATAGTGGCCAGCTTCTTGCATTAAATACCCATCTTTATCAATTAATTCAAATATGTGATCTATATTCTTAATTACGTAAACAGATGAATCTAACCAAAGTATTTTTTTGTATCCTAAGTTTTTCACTCTTTCAAATATAAAAGTTTTAAAAGCATAAGGATTTTGTGAATGAGACGGACAAGGTACTTGCGTTTCATCTGTAAAAATAA